TTGATACCACGAACAACCTTTACCTCTTTAGTACCAATACTAAATTCTACTTCAACAACTGAACTACCGTTATTGACAGAGTTTACTAGTTGTTTCTTTGCAATGTTACGAAATGGTTTATTGAACAAACCAAAACAAAGAGCATCAAGAATAGTACTTTTACCAGCGCCATTCTCTCCAATAATTAATGTAGTTGGACTTCTATCCAACTGTATTTCAGTAAATTGATTTCCTGTTGAAAGAAAGTTCTTCCAACGTACAGTTTTAAATATTATCATTACAGTTCTAAATCACTCGCTTCAAGATATAAAGATTTCATCATGTTTGTTAGTCTGTTCTTATCTAGTGTTACATCCAATTCATCAATATACCTTTCCAACAAAGTCATGGTATCTTCTGCATTTTCTACAATAGTATCATCAACATTCTCTGCATCTAATTCACTAAAGTCCTCTACAATCTTTACCTCATGGGCTCCAGATTCTCCAAGAACCTTATCAATAAATCTATCAAATGCATAAAAGTCTTTCTTATTGACTACAATAATTTTTACAAACTTATTCTTTAATTGAGATACATCAAACTGTGTATAGTCTGTAGTACTCTCATCGTAATATACTTTCTGGAATATTGTATATGGATTGACGATACGTTCTAGTTCTCTTGTAGACGTATCGAATATATGAAAACCTTTAGGACACCCATCATCACTCCATGTCATTTGATAAGTGTTGCCTAGATAGAAAACTTGTCCATCATCAGACTTCTTATGAAAGTGACCAGAGAATACTGTGTCAAATTTGTTTAGGAAACCTTTGTCATACCCACCTTCTGCAAAGTGTCCAGCGTGCATTTCAAAACCATTGATTTCTAAGTGTCCCATAGCAACTTGTGCTTTGGTGCTTTTGATATGTTCCATTGTATGTCCATAATTGTCTGGACAAATCCAAGGAATAAAACAAATGGGTGTACCATCAAACTCAACAGTAGCAGTTTCTGGGTAAACAAACATCTTTGGATATCTACCCTCAACAAGTTCTGCAAGAGAGTTAACATCATTAGTGTTCTTGTAAAATGTATCGTGATTACCCACAAGCATATGTAAGGTAACACCTTCATCTACAAACTTTTGAATAAATCTTTTACGAAAGTCTTGTGCTATCTTATAAGATACAAACTTTCGTCTATCCATAACATCGCCCAAATGAATAACAGTGTCAATCCCCTTTTCTTTTATATATGGGAAGAATGTATTCTCCCAAAACTCATAAAAGTATTCGTTGAAAGCTAAGTTGTCATTACGGGCGCCGAAGTGGGTATCAGTTATCAGCGCTATTTTCATCTATTATCTCTTCACCTGTATCATCATAAAATTTTTCAAGACCTTTAGGTTCTTTTTTGGTTTTCTTTTTAGGTTTGTAAACTGCCTCTGGTGGTAAGAAGTTCTTCTGTAGATATTCTACATACACACCTTGTTCACTGTCACCATCCATAAGAATGTCAACATTCATGTTTTCAATAATCTTATGTTTTACATGTTGCTGTTTCTTTTCTTTCTGAATCCTACGAATAAACGCATAATAGATAATTTGCGTAAAATAAGCGAAAGGATTGTTTGATTTCTCTGGATTGAAGTTACTACAATATTGTAGACAGTTCTCAATACCATCAGATATCATCTCATCTCTATAAGTATAATTTATAAAATTTGGACGGTAAGATAGGTGATTTGCAATTTTAAGAAAGCATTCTCCAATATAATTGGTTACTGGTGGTTGTGGGTCACCAAGTGCTTCTGCTTCTTTGCATCGCTCTTTCCATTCTTTCATCGCCTCTAGGAACTCTTTGTTATTAACATAATGAGCACCAGATTTCTTTTTAGCCATATTAACTCCACATTGTCGTTGCTGTTTTATTTTATGCAACTATTAACCATTATACAGATTTACACAGATAAGTCAAGAGCTTAATTTATTTAAAATATTTTAAAAAATCTCTTGCTAATCTCTTGACAACTTGGTATATTAGCTATGTAGGGTTTGAGAATGAATAGATTTAATGTAGAGTCCTTGTTACAGGTTCTCCGTAATCCTCATCCCATTCCTCTGATTCAATCTCATCAAGTTCGTAATCAGTAGGTTCTCTTTCCCTTGCTGTCAAATCACCTTCTTTGTCCATCATAGTAATACAATGTTCGTAAAACTTTGATAGGCCCGAAGAAGCTTGTGTAATAACCATCACCTTATTTTTATCAATATTATAGACATTTTCGTGAGAGAAGTGTATCCATCGTTGTAGACTGATAGATTCTTCAATTCCGTATTTTGTAACCTTTGGTAGCACGTTTACTTTTAGGGGTGATTTGATTTCAAAGGTTCTAGGATGTTCCTTAGAAATAACATCACAAATAATTTCTTCACCACTTTGTAGTTTTAGAATTTTATATTCTGTCATTTTATTTTTATCCTATTGATAGTGTAATCAAACTGTTCTTCATTATAGATATTTATTCGTTCCATGAAGTGGTTCAGAGTAAAGTTTCTTTTACTCTTATAAGATAAGTCATCTGCTAAGTCGAATAAGGTAGCTCTATCTTTACTGTCACTCCTACGCAATCCACGGCCAATCGACTGCAAGGCACGTACTCTGGATTTACTTGGACTAGCGAACACGATGTTGTGCAGATTACGAATATTGATACCAGTAGAAAAAGTGCCATACGAAGCAACGATGATTGCATTCTTTTCGTTTTCAGTAATTTCTCTAATTTCTTCACGAGTTTGTGTGTCTGTTCCACCAAAGACATAAAATACCTTCCTGTCTTTCGCAGATTTGTTAATCATATCGTAGAGTACACTTCCATGTTTCTCTACATACTGAAACAATACTAATGTATTGCTATTAAGGTTAAGAGTTAAATCCCTTATGAATTCATTTCTCTTTTGATGAGATACAATAAAGTCCATCTCATCTTGATAGTTCATACCCTTGACAAGTTTACACTCTTCTTCTGAATATGTTAATACCAAAGCTTTGATATCGAATTCAGCAAGTGTCTTTTTATCAATAAGTTCCTTTGTAGATACTACTCTATTTAGTGAACCGAACAGTCCCTCAAGAACTAATCTATGGGTTTGCATTCCATCTAATGTACCTGTCAACCCAAACCTATACTTACATATATCTAGTTTAGTTAGAACATTTGTCAAGGACTTTGCTTTGAATAAATGAGCTTCATCACCAATAACACATCCAAACTGAGAGAAGTATTTCTTTGGAAACTTATAGATAGATTGCCATGTAGATATAACGACCTTCTTAGACACGTTCTTATCATGTCCACTGTATATCTTCTGTAGATATTTCTCATCCCATCCATAGTCAAGAAAGTCTGAGTACATTTGTTCTACTAATGATGTTGTTGGAACAAGAATAAGTATCTTGTCATTATTCTGTGGTTGTAAAAGTAACTCGTAGTACCTTACGAGAATATAGATGATAAGTGATTTACCAGATGCAGTAGGACTAAGAAGTAAAGCACGATGTTTTCTGATTGCGTAATCCACGGCATTAATTTGGTAGTCTCTTGGATGTATTGGTTGATTCCTACTTTTGAGTTTAAGACTTGTAATAAATCCTTCCAAGACTTCTCTACTAATTTCTTTTTCATCTTTTAATTCCTCACTTATTTCATATGGTTCGTCCCAATCCTCTAACCACTTTTCCAAATATGAAAGTAGTCCAAGGTATAACTCTCCGTTTGCTGGAGAAAATAGTCTAATCTTTCCATCCCAAATACGATTACGGTACGCAGGCATAAACTTAGCGCCTGGCACTTCAAAAGTAAAATGTTCTGAGAGGGAACGAGCAGTTGAAGCTTCAGCATCCACTCTGAGGAATACCTCATTCTTCTTGGTAACTTGAGTCACTAGATAGCACCGTCAACAAACTTTCGCCATTCAATAGCGTTTTTGATGTCCCATCCACGTTGTTGAATTTGCTTTAGTATCCTCTCACAAGAGTCTACACACATTTTGTAGTACTCTACTTTTTGTTTTGCTTTGATAAGTTCCTCATCTGACTCCAAGTAAATAGGGATGTCAACTTTGAGTATTTTATGGTCGAATGGATTATCACGATACACAATAGGGTCTGCTTTCCCACCATAGTACTCCCATTTCTTTCGATAGAGTACACGATAAGTTCCTTCATTCATAAGAAGAAGTTGTCTAAATGTGTTGTAGATAGTTAGGTACTTTTGATGAAGAGTTGCAGACTTCAGAGATTCATCTCCAAGTTCCAAGTCATCCATCTTCAAGTCTTTTTCAGCAGATTGCTGTAGTTCGTCTAATGTCATAATATTTCACCTG